ACCATAACAGTTCCAATTTCAGCAGATATTACTGCTGGGGCTGTTTCACCAAGCAATACATTAGCCGCTGGTGGAGATACGACACTGACGAGCAAGACCATTAGCTTAAATCAATGGTATAAAGCTGGTTTTTTTCTTACCGATCAGCAAATAACCCAGATAGATGTAACCAACTTTAATACGATGCAAGGTGATGAAGCTGTCAGATCATTAGCAAATAATGTTGACGGTTATATTCTTAATTTGTATAAAGGTGTTTACCAAAATACTGGTACTGCTGGGACTACTCCATTCGCATCTAATCTAAACGATTGGACAACTGGTGCGAGAGTAAAACTAAATAACGCCAAATCTCCAATGGAAGATCGTTATGTAGTTATGGATGCCGATGCTGAGGGTAATGCTATCAATCAAAGAGCATTACAAGATACTTCTTGGAGAGGTGACAGCGAAGGAATCCGAA